CAGAGAACTCAAACTTATCTGCTCTCCTGACACAAACAATACCTCTGCTTAAATTGTCACCCTGTCCTGCTTTAGAAAAGAATATTCTGTACTGTGTTTTGTCTGGTATAACGACACTATCAAATACTGTAGAGTCTCTAATGTTTTTGTCAAAGATAGACTGTACGTTTTGTGTAATAGCACCAAGAGCCGTATCACCAATTCTTGCAGTAGCAGCAACAGTCCTAAGTCCATCAGGACCAAGGAATAATAAGTCACCTGCAAATTCCTGGATAGTGTCTCTGTTTACACAACCAATGTCTCTGGTAACAGGTTGTATAGCAAAGTCACTGAGAGTAGATCCTGTCATTTTAAATATTCTATTCTCACAGAATATAAACAGTGCATCTCTAAATACTTTTAATCCAACAATGTTATCGTCTACTTTAATAGTACCTGCACCATCGTTTGCAGTAAAACCATCTTCGTCAAAGGGTTCACTAAACACTAAGGTTTGAGGTGTAGTAGACTTACCTGCGTAAAACATGTGTGATTTAAACACAGTAACTATTGTAGAACCCGATACAGAACTTTCACTAACGTCTGTTGCAGTCATAGAAGAGTTAAATATTGTAGGTGCGTTTGCACCATCTACAACAATAATCTTTTCGTTACCGTCAAAGTTGTATCGTTCAAAGTCGTACTTAGCTGCACTGGTTCTTCCAGAATCTCTTTCAGTCCAAGATTCAGATACTACATCGTCAAGAGCATGGGCTGCTGCAGTAGTAGTTGAGGTAGCACGAGTTACTCCTGTAAAAGTAGTAGATGTGATTCCTGTGTACGTAAATATCTCACTGTTAATTTGTAACGTACCACTAGAAGAAAACCCTGTAGTAGAGTCTACAGTAATAGTTCCTGATCCAGTCATACCAGTTGTAGAAACTATCTTTGAGGCAAGCTCAGTAGAGCCACAACTAAAAATCTTTTCACCTCTAGCTGCTACAACTTTGTTAGCAAAACTAGCAACCATAAGTATGTTTTCACTGGAGTCAGATGTTTGAGGAACTATATGATTAACGAATTTACGAAACCCGTTTATTCTTCTGTAGCCACCCTCAATGTCAGGCTCAAAGTTTTCTAACTCTAACGCTTCACCTGGTTGCATTAAAAATGTAGAACGGTTTAAAACTAAACCGCCCTCACAGTTAAATGCTGCAGGTTGAACCTGAGAAGTATCTGGCATTATGAAATGACCCCTGCCATAAAGTTAGCAGAACCTCTAGGAGTTATAAGAACTGTGGATCTTACATACTCATACTTGTTGATAAGCAAGCTCTGCATGTTCTTAATGCCTTGCTCAAACCTACCAAAGTTTAACTGATACTGTTGCATCTCTCCACGATATTGATACACAAATGCTGTAGCACCATCTGTAATTACAGGACCAAACCTGTCTGGTATACTTGTAGTATCACCATGAGCAGCTAGGTCAGAAGGAAATGTAAAGTAATCAAAGACTAGTGTGTATTGTTTATCTGGGTAAGGGTATAATAAATAGTTATTGTCTGGGGTACGTACTATGTTTCTAGGTACACCACCACCGTCAAACTGTGTTACTGTTGTACCATCTGCGTGTAAAGCAGCAGTTGTACTGTTAGCACCTCTAGTGCAACCTGTAATATCGTTACCTGAAACACCTGTGTAAGTTACTTGCTCACCACCAATGTACACTTTACCTGATGCAGAAAAACCTGTGGTAGAAGTTAAAGTAAGAGTTGTTACAGAACTTGAGTGTGATCCGTTAAGAGTTGTTGATTCAATCTGATCTTCCTCGTTAGGATAATCTTTATCAATGTACTCGTTATAGTTAAGAGAAGTTAAATTATTACCTGCAGAATTAAGATCGTCATCTTTTTTAATTCTTGCGGTGTTATAGTCTACTGACTTAGTACTTGTAGGTAGGCTGTACCTTGCTACACCTGGCGTCAAAGTAGAAGAATTTTGTGCGTGGTTAAAAGAGTATCCAAACTCTCTTTGATTAATATATCTTATAGATTCATTAACTGCATTTTGACATTGTACCTGAACACCCCTTGCGTTTGCAAAGGTAGTAGATGTAAGCACTACTTCATTCATGCGTGTAATAACATCGTTAGTTAACGAAAGAAATGTCAAAGCCATATTGTTTCCTTTAGATAAGCTAAAGGGGCCAACCTAAGTCAGCCCCCAAAGTTGTTTTATGCTAAGTCACGAGCAGCAGCAGAAGCTTCTGTCATTGCAGCAGAAACATCAACAACTACTGCGTAGACACGTAAGCGTCCAGTTGCAGCAGCAGCACCTGCGATTGTAACATCAATAGTGTCAGCAGTACCCACAAGAGCCAAAGACTCAGCAGCATACGTAGAAGCTGCACCTGTGTTTACAATATTAGCTTCACCGTTACTACCTTTTACAAGGTATGTACCTGCAGCAGCATCTAATGCAGCACCATCAATGATGTCATCTCCACCACCAAAGTCAATATTACAAGTACAACTTGCAGTAAAAGACTTCATGATTTCAGCACCTGCAGCAATCACAATTGATTCAGAAGGTACTTCTAGTAGTTGAAAGATGTCACCGTTAGCAATAGTAGCACCTGCAGTAATCATAGCATCAATGTCTAAGATTGCCTCCATAGTGCGTACTGTATTTCCTACTACAGTTGGAACAGCAAGAACGTCTGCACCAACACCTGCAGTAGAAGCGAGAGTCATATCAAAAGTAGCCATAAGTTATATCCTCCCCTTACGCTGCGTTATATTTAGCAGTAACCAAGGCTTCTGGCCTTAGTATTTTTCTGCCGTATAGATGCATACCACGAACAATGTCAGCAAAGCTGTCAGGGTCACGATAAGTTTCAGTCTTGCTGATTTGCTCCGCAGTTGCGACAGCAGAATCATGACCACCAACAATAACACCAAAGTTAGTAAGTTGGTTCGCAGTGCCTGATGTACCTGGACCTGTGCCTAGGGCAGGAAGGTTTGATGATACATATAAACGGAAACCATGAAAGTTATTGATAGTAAGACCGTTACGTAGTCCACCACTTTCACCGTAGTCTCCATTCATGAAGCGTGAGTCCTCATCAGAGAGTAGCTCCATAAACACTGGGTCAACAACAAGCCATCTACCTTGAGTATCAACTTGTTGTACGTCAAGCAATCGTTTCATTCTTGCAACAATCATTGCAGGTGAAACTGTAGCTGTTGGTAGAGATGTAGCACCTGGCATACGAGCAGTTACTGGGATTGAATGATCCCCTGCTGATGTTGTCGTAATGTTACCAAATGAATCTTTACGTAGCTTCATGCTTGTAAGCAACTCGTCTGAACCTGCAGAAGAAACAGACTTTGAACCATTTACTTGGTCATTTACTGCATCAGCTTTTGAGTGTAGACTTGACTGCTTAAAACCTGACAGATAACCAAGAACTTCTTGGTCATACTGATCAGCTAGTCTGTAAGCTGCACGATCCGTTGCAAGTTGCATGAAGTTCACGTGTGAGTGCGCTTCTTCGATATCGTCCATCTTAAAAGCATAGTAGTTGCTTTTATCTACGACTAACTGAAAATCGTCATCTTCAAGATCTTGTGCTGTGATGTTTGTACCACGAGCATAAGCTTGAACTGAGATTTCTGGTTCTTTAATAATTCTGACCGTATCTCCTTGGGCAGAAATCTCCCCAAAATAATCAGAGTTAGTTATGTCTCCTACAGTAGCAGCCTTGCGAAAAGCAAGCTGTACTTTTTTGGAGTAGATTATTGGCGAAAAGTTACCGTTTGGTAAATTGCCATAACCTGTTGCGGTTTGAAAAGCCATGATTAAAATCCTCCATGATATTTGGCTTTGAGAATAAAGCTTAAACACCTGAAAGAGGCTGTACGTTTTCTAGGGTGCAGAGAGCATTCGGTTGCGCAACAGAATACTACTGGGCCTATACTTGGACAGGTAGTTCTTTGTAGTTTAGACTTTTGGGTTAAATGTATCTTTGAAGGTAGTCCTTACGGAGGCTTCAAGTCAGATACTGGTAGTTATATGCTTGACTTAATATATGTCAACCATTTATCTTGCAGAACCAGACATATCATAAACAAACTTGCCATTACGCATAGCTTCGTTTATTTTGTCCTGCATTTCCTCAAACTCCTTACTAGACATTCTGGCTACATCAGACTCTTTTATTTGTCCTTGTACGCCTTTTGCGTCTACAGA